GCCCGAACCCGAGCCCGAGGCCGACGAATCAGAGCGCCAGGAGGCCGTCAGGCAGGCCATAGGCGAGGCCGTACAGGCCGACATCAGCCGCATGTGCCGCCGCCTGGAGGCCGCCTCTGGCCGCAAAGGCTTTGCCGCCGCCGATCATTCCGCCGTCGTCCGCGAGGCCATCGCACCATCGCTCACCGCCGCGCGCGCCGCCGGCCTGACCCAGGCCACGCCCCAGGACGTGGCAGACGCCATGTGCGCCCGTGAGGCATGGCCCGAGACCGCCGCCGCAGAAATCGTCGCGCGCCTGCTTGAGGAGCCGAACTGATGGAACGCAGATTCACGAGCACCGCCCTCGCGCCCGTCACGGTCCGCCAGGTCGAAGGCCAGCCGACCACCATCGACGGGATTGGCGCCGTGTTCTACGACGGCACCGAGCGCACAGAGTACGAACTGTGGGAAGACACCGTCGAACGCATCATGCCCGGCGCGTTTGACAAGGCCATGGCCGAAGACGACGTGCGCGGCCTGTTCAATCACGACCCCAACAACATCCTCGGCCGCACGTCCGCCGACACCATGCGCCTCAGCGTCACGGACGCCGGCCTGCGCTACGAGATCGAGCCCGCCGATACGCAACTCGCGCGCGACGTGATGACCCACATCGCCCGCCGCGAACTCACCGGCTCCTCGTTCGCCTTCATGCCGACCGAGGAACGCTGGACGGAAACCAAGACCGACGACGGCCGCACAAACTACGTCCGCGAGATCGTGGAGGTCCGGCTGTACGACACCGGCCCCGTCACATTCCCCGCCTACGAAGCAACCAGCGTCGGCGTCCGCGCTGAAGGCGAAATGACCGAAGCCCGCGCGTCCTTCGAGGCGTGGCGTAACGAGCAGAACTCCGAGGCGCTCCGCAGGCCCGCCGCAAAGCGAGCCCGCATGCGCCTCATCGAATTGGACCTGTAACACGCCGGAACGAGTGGGCGCTCAGCCGCCCGCCCGAATGCCGCGCCAACGCGCGGGCCGCCGGCACAGACACGCACAGACAGGAGCAGACACATGCTGAAGGAACTCCGTGAGAAGGCCGCCGCGCTCGTGGCCGACATCCGCAAGATGAGCGACCTGGCCAGCGACGCGGCGCATCAGTGGTCCCCCGAAGACGAGCAGAAGTGGACCGAAGTCAACGCCGCCTACGACGCCCTCAAGGCGCAGATCGAGCGCGCCGAACGCACCGAGCAGCTTGAGGCCGACATGGCCGCCCCCGCCGGCGACACCCGCGTCGGTCGTGAAGACGTGAACCCTGGCAGCCCGGCCCAGGACGCCCAGCCGGCACCCGCCGGCCCGACCCCGCAGCAGCGGGCGCTCTCGCTGCAAGCGTGGATGCGTGCCACTTCCGGCCTGGAACTCAGAGACGACCACCGCGAGGCCGCCCAGGCCTGTGGCGTCAACCTGAGGCGCAACGAGTTTGAGATTCAACTGCGTAAGGACTACCGGAGCGTCCGGGCCGAGTACCGCGCGGCCATGTCCACCAGCGACGGCACCGGCGGGGAGACCATCCCCGAAGGCTTCGTGCCGAACTTCGAGCGCGCCCTGCTCGCGTTCGGCGGCATTCGCCGCGTCGCCACTGTCATGCGCACCGTCTCCGGCAACGCGCTGCCCTGGCCGACCACGAACGACTCCGGCAACAAGGGCGCCCTGATCGCAGAGAACACCCAGGACGCCGAACAGGGCGTGACGACCAGCTCGCTCACCCTCAACGCCTACAAGTACACGTCCAAGATCGTGAAGGTCCCCTCCGAGTTGCTGGAAGACTCGGCCTTCAACCTCGTCACCTTCTGCGGGTCCATCTGCGGCGAGCGCATCGGCCGAATCACCGCCGATCACTACGCCGTCGGAACAGGCTCCAGCCAGCCCAACGGCATCGTCACCGCCAGCACGCTGGGCGTCACCGCTGCCAGCGCCACGGACCTGGACGCAGACGAGTTCCTTGACCTGGTCCATTCCGTGGACCCGGCCTATCGCGAGCAGGGCGGCTGGGCCATGCACGATTCCGTGGTCCTGGCCCTCCGCAAGTTAAAGGACGGCGACGGCCAGTACATCTGGAAGTCGGGCATGGCCGACGGCGCCCCGGATCGGCTGCTCGGATACCCCATCACCATCTGCCAGTCCATGGCCGGCACGATCGAGGCCAGCGCCAAGATCGCGCTCTTCGGCCAGCTCACGAAGTACCTCATCCGTGACGTGGCCAGCCTCCGGCTCAAGCACCTGGTCGAGAGATACGCCGACTACGACCAGGACGCATTCATCGCCTACAGCCGCCACGACGGCGACCTGCTGGATGCAGGGTCGCACCCCGTCAAGCACGTGATCATGTCCGCCTAGTCCGTCCCTTGAGTGGGTAGGTCCGGGGCGGGATGGCTGCCCGCCCCGGGCTGAAACCAACGGAGAACATCATGCCGAACACGTACCAGACTGGTGTCTACCGCGAACGCGGTGGCAATACGCAGGTCTATGCCGACGACGCCGTTCAGGCCTTCGGCACGGGCAAGGACATCCAACTGACGTTCGACGCGACGAACCTCATCATCACCGGCGTTCCCACGTCTGACCCGGCCTCGGCCGGCGCGCTGTGGAATGACTCCGGCACCCTCAAGCTCAGCACCGGGGGAGGCCCGTCGTAGCCGTGAGAGTCCGCCTGCGACAACCGCATAACGGCGCACCCGCCGGAGCGACTGTCACGCTGCCCGACGCTGAGGCCGTGCATCTCCTCAGCGTCGAGGCAGCGGACGTCATCGGCCCGGACTGCAATGGCGAGACCGCCGCCCTGGACGTCGGTTGCCGCGAAATCACCACGCCGTGCCGCACGCAGGGGAAGCCCCCCCAATGAACGTTCGCTACAGCCTGACCCAGACCCTGGCGCCGCTGACCGAGCCCATCCTGCTGCCCGAGGCAAAACTATTCCTCCGCGTCGATCACACGGCTGAAGACGACCTCATCACGTCGATCGTCAAGGGCGTTCGGGCCAGCACTGAACTCTACCTGAACCGGCAGATGGTCTCTGCGCGGTGGGCTCTGATTCTCGACGAGTTCCCCCCCGAGATTCTGCTGCCCCGGCCCCCGTGCCGGTCAATCATCGATGTTCAGTACGTGGACACGGCCGGTAACACCCAAACGCTGGCTGCGTCCGTCTATGACCTGGACATTTACCGCGATCCGGCCCGCCTCGTTCCGGCCTACGGCCAGTCGTGGCCATCCACGCGGGACCAGATGGCCGCCGTCACCGTCGCGTTCAACGCGGGCTATGGCGTCCACGGCAGCGTCCCGACCGCCATCATCAACGCCATGCTCATGATGACCGCCGCCTGCTACGACCACCGTGATCCGCTGGCAGAGAAACGCGCCAGCACGCAACTCCAGCGCGATCCCGTCATTCAGGCCCTCCTCTCGCCCTACCGCGTCCTGGAGGTCCACTGATGGATTGCAGCCGCCTGCGACACCGCCTCGCCCTCCAGTCCGTCGCCAAGGCTCGCACGGCACGCGGCGGCAACACCGACACCTGGAGCACCGAGGCCACGGTCTGGGGCGCGGTCGAACCCCTCAACGGCCGCGAACTCTTCCAGGCCCAGCAGGTCGACTCACAAGTCACCGTCCGCATTCGCCTCCGCCGCTACAGCGGCCTGGTCCCCGAGTGGCGCATCCAGTGGACCGACCGCGACAGCGCCACGCGCACCTACAACATCCTCTCGATCATCGACCCGGATGAACGCGGCGCCGAACACGTCCTCCTCTGCAAGGAAGCGACCGACTGATGCCGGCCACCGTCGACATCTCGCTGCTCGGTGACAAGCGCCTCCAGCGCAAGCTCGAACGGCTCGTGGTCGCCGCCCAGAAGCGGGTGATCCGCTCGGCGCTCCGCAAGGGAGGCCACATCCTCCGAGATGAAGCCAAGGCGCTCTGCCCCGTGAGGACCGGCGCGCTTCGCAAGTCGATCAAGGTCCGCGCAATTAAGGGCAAGCGTGCCACCATCGGCGTTGTCGTGGCGTCTGGCACACGAGAGGAGCTCGGCCTGAAGGCCGCCGACTATTACTACCCGGCCGCCGTAGAGTTCGGGACTGGGAATGCCCCCGCGCACTCGTTTCTGAGGGCGGCGCGCGACGCAAAACGTGACGAGGTAATCGAGGTCATCAAGCGCGAGATCGGCGAAGGCATCACCCGGGAGGCGCGCCGTGGCTAAGGACATCAAGCAGGCGCTCTACGAGTACCTCACCGCCGATGCCACCGTCTCGGGCCTCGTCAGCACGCGCATCTACCCAATCGGCGACGTGCCGCAAGACGCCGCCCGCCCATACGTCACCTACCAGAGGATCAGCGAGCCGCGCGAGTACCACCAGGGCGGCGAAGCGAACCTCCGGGGGGCGAGATTTCAACTCAACTGCTGGGCCGACACCCCGGACGGCGCCGAAACGCTGGGTACGGCCGTTGCCGACGCCCTCAGCGCCTACGCCGGGACCATGGGCGCGAACGCCCAAGTGACGGTTCGCGGCGCATTCATAGACGCAGTGAGCGACGACATCGCCGCTCCCCAAGACGCAACACAACGCGGACCGGCGCGGGCCATCGTTGAGGCCCTCATCTGGTATCGCACATCGTAGAGGAGAGCCATCATGGCCAGCCCAGAAGTTGATATCTCCCACGGCGCCACGATTGTATTCGGCACCAGTGGGTTCGCATTGCAGATCACGGACATCACCGGGCCCGGCCTCAGCCGCGAGTCCATCAACGTCTCGCACCAGGAGTCGGGCAAGTGGGAGTTGTTCACCCCCGGCGACGTGGTCGACAACGGAGAACTCACGTTCAACTGTCATTTCAAGGCTGACGAAGACCCGCCCATGGATGCCGTGGCCGAGACCGTCACGATCACCTGGCCGGACGCGGTGACGTGGGCGTTCAGCGGCTTCATGACCGGCTATGAGCCGGCCGCGCCGCACAAGGAAAAGCAGACGGTTGACGTCACCGTCAAGGTCTCCGGCCAAATCACCATTACCGCTGACGGAACCTCGCAGGTCGCCTAGACCAAACTGGAGGGAGAGCAATGGCGCTTGATCGCAAGCAGATCGTGGACGTGGAGGACGCAGAGCTTAAGACCGTGCCCGTACCCGAGTGGGGCAAAGGTGCCGAGGTGTGCATCCGAACCCTCGACGGCAAGGAACGCGACGAATACGAGCACCTGTGTGTCACAGCCACGGACAGTCGCGACTTCCGAGGGCTTAAGGTTCGCCTGGTCGCCGCCGCGCTCTGTGACGAGACAGGCAAACGCCTGTTCGATCCGGCCAGCGAGCCGCATCGCACCGCCCTCAACCGCAAGTGCTCTGCCGCGCTCGACCGCATCTTCGAGGCGGCCCAGGCCCTCAATCGCCTGCGCGATGAGGACATCGAGGAGCTGGCAAAAAACTCCGCAGGCGGCCAGAGCGCCGCTTCTGGTTCCGACTGAGCCTGGCGCTGGGCCTCTCCGTTGCCGAGGCCCAGCGCAGAATCAGCGCACCGGAGTTTGCCGAGTGGGCCGCGTTGGACCGGATCAGCCCCCTCGGGCCGGAGCGCGAGGATCTCCGCACCGCGTACATGACCGCGCACATCATCGCAGCCCTCACGGGCAAGGAACAGAGAGTGGCGGATTGCATCCTCACATTCGAGCCGCCCGAGCCTCGTGACTGGCGGGCCGTGCGGGGCAGCCTCATGCCGTGGGTCCGCCGGCACAACCGCAGCGCACACAAGGAGCCGGGCTAGTGGCAGTCATCTCCACGCTGGCCGTATCGCTCACGGCCAAGACCAACAAGTTTCGCAACGGCATGCGCCGGTCGAGCCGGACCGTGCAGGTGTTTTCGCAGACCGTCAGCAGCGCCCGCCGCATGGTCATGGGCCTGGGCGCCGCCCTGGCCGGCGGCCTGGTCGTTGCCGGCCTCACCCGCTGGACACGCACGAGCATGGCGGCGATTGACGCCACGGCCAAGATGGCCGACCGCATCGGCATTTCCACGCGAGCGCTCACCGGACTGCAACACGCAGCCGCCATCAGCGGGACCAGCACCGAAGCGCTGGGCAAGTCGCTTGAGAAGATGGCCCGCAACATCGGCGAATCAGCCACGCTCGGCACCGGCGAGGCGCTGGACGCATTCCGCGCGTTGGGCTTGGGCGCGAAGCAGCTCATGGGCATGTCCGCCGGCGAACAGTTCCTCACGATTGCCGACCGGATCAAGGCGCTCGGCACGCAATCAGCAAAGGCGGCCATGGCCGCAAAGATCTTCGGCCGCTCCGGCGTGCAGATGATCAACATGATGGAGCAGGGCCGTGGCCCGCTGGGCGACCTGATCCGCCAGAACGAACGCCTTGGCGCGTCCTTCAACCGACTCGACGCAAGCAAGGTCGAGGCCGCAAACGACGCCATGAGCCGACTTGGGCGCGCCGCCCGTGGCGTGGCCAACCGGATCGCCATCACGCTCAGCCCCGCGATCACGCGCTGGGCCAACCTCGCCGCTGCGGCCACCGCACGGGTGAGCGCCCGATTCCGCGAGTGGGCAGGGCGGGTTGCCGACTATGTGCGGACCATCGCGTGGCCGGCGTTCCTGCGATTTGTTGAGAACGTTGCCATTGGCGCGACGCATCTTGTGGATCTACTCCGTCCACCGGCACGCGCCTTTGCCGCCTTCGCCCGCGTGGTCGTGAATGTGGCGACGCAGATCGGCAAGGCGTTTCTAACCGGCGTCGACTTCATTGCCCAGGCCATGGGAGGCCAGCCCACGCTGGTGAACGACACCAAGCTCGCCTGGGTTCGCAGCTTCGCTGCCATGGAGTGGGCCGCGAGCAACTGGCGCGTGGTGGTGGCGGCGGCCGTGGCCGGCACGTCGGCGGAACTGCTGCGCGTCGGTGCAGAGGTCAAGCGGTTTGCATCGTGGTCCGCCGACCTGTTTGCCGCGTGGTCCAAGGCCATGCTGGACGCGTTTGTCAGCCCGCTGGGCACCATGAAGAAGATCATAGCCAACCTGCCGCAGATCATCATGGGCACGGTGTCCGCAGGGGACATCATCGCCGCAGACATGAAGAAGGCGCTGTTCGGTTGGATTCCGACCTATCCCGCGCGCCAGATGAGCAAGGCCGAGGCGGCGCTGCGCAAGGAGGCCAAAGCGCTGGGCGCCAAGGCCGGCGCAGACTTCCAGAAGCACATGGCCAAGCGCCTCGCCCAGTTCAAGGCCGCGCCCGGGGCGGCCGCTGCCAAGTCGCTCCTGGCCGATTTCAAGAAGCACCTCGCGGCCATCGCCAAGCTCGCCGGCGAGCTTGGGGATCTGGGGAGCACCGGCAAGGCCGCGTACAAAGGCATCGGCGACGCGGTTGACGACACGGCCAAGAAGCTCAAGTCCCCATCAGAACAGGTTGGCGCGTGGGCCAAGCACAGCATCGAAGCATACACCGCGATCTGGCGGGCCAAGATGCGACAGACGGGAGCCAAGAGCAAGCCCCGGCCGGGGACTGCTCCGGTGGGGTGGGACATGGGCGATCCCGTGAGCGCAAAGATGGAGCGCGAGACGCGCAAGGGGCTCAAGGCGCGCGGCGCTCCCCTCCCATACATGGGCGCCATGCCCACGGCGCCACGTCCCCCAGTGCAACGGAGGACCGCGCCGAAGGTGAAGACCCCACCGTCCCCGCCCTCCACGGCACAGATCGCCGCCGCAGTCGGTGCCGGCATGCCCAGGGC